CATCAACATCTAAATCATTAAATTGTGATTTCTCTTCAAACTTCTTTGGTGCCATGATTTAACCCCTTTGTCTTTGTGCGTTAATCCTCTCACGGTTTACATCAGCACGAAGTTGAGCAATGTCTTCTTGACTTTCTATCCTAGCCGCGTCCGAAAGGGCTCGTTGCTGTAGTTTTTGTTGTTCTAACTGAAGATCAAGTTGATCTGCCTGTGCTTTGCGCTGTGTGTCAGCCGCTTTGATAGCCAATTCTTGCTGTCTAATTTGTACAAGAGGATCTGGTGCCTGCCCTTGTGGTGTGATAGCAGCGGCAAACTCCGCAGTAAATTGCGCTTCTAATTCTGCGACACGTCTTTCAAGATCCTCAGGTGTAATAGCCGCCGCCTGATCTAAAGGCATTGACCGTTGCATCTGTGTCTGTTCTTGTGTTTGTCCAGGTATTGCAAAGCCTTGATCACTATAGACTTGAGCAACAGCAGACTGTTCTACCGCCTGCTGCTGTACTTGTTGTAGCTCTTGAGTAGCAATAGCTCTAGCTTTCAATGATATATGCTCCTGTATGTGTCCTATTAAAATACCCTGTATAGGGGGAGAGGCCACCACGATGGGCATCTGTAAAAAGACGATGTGTGTTTGAATATGTGCGTCATGATCTTGTCCTTCAAAAGCCTGTAACAGGTTACCAGCCAATGCACGAGCGTTTTCAATAGACGGGTCTGTTGGAACTGGCTCTTGTGGTGGTGGCAATATCTCATCAATATTCTGAACCTCCAAAGCCTGATACATGCGTTTCATCGCCTGATACATATTGTGCATATCTGGAGAGGACTGGGCAAGCTGTAACTGTGTCTGCGCTAATGCAACACGTTGTGCCATCGAGAAGATATTAGGATCACTAACAGGAAGCACATCAATTCGGCCATCAAAGTCTTGTTGAAAGATCTGACTTGGTGCGCCAACAGGTTCATACGGATACACCGCATTCTCAGAGAATATTCTTGCTAAAAGTCTAAACTCATTTCTTTGTGCATAGTGTAGACGTTTATGTATAGCTGACATTACTTTCATGCCACGCTCAAGCATGGCAACAGTAGTGCCAACAGGTGTTTCTTGATTCATATTACTGATCTGTTGATCAGCGATAGAAACAAATCTACGTCCCGCATCAATCAAAGATCCCAGTAACTGAGCAAGTGTAGCTGATGGTTCTTTAAAAGGCAGTGGTATTAACGAAGCTCTAATATCCCCACCAGGGGCATCTATATCTCTAAACTCACCAGGATTAAGAGGTTCATCATCGTTACGTATTCGAATACCTCTAGCTTTGAACCCTGCCGGTAAGTTGGCAAGTGTACCAGCATCCATAAGCTGTCTTAGTATTCCTGTGACAGCGCGACCTAATCCACCAATCATGTGGATTAAACCAAAACCGTAAAAACCTAACCCTGGTAAAAATTTATAATGAACAAAGTATTGCCGCTTTCTTTTTAGCGGGTCACCTTCGTCATAGTTCCTTGTAATCGACAGAACCTGTCCTGATCCATGATCTAACGTAACAATGTAAGGCAACTTAATACCTGTCTCTTCGCCATCCGCGCTTCTGTCTTCGAAACCCTCTATGTCAAGATCTGTATGTATTTCAAGAATTGTGTATTCGTCATCCATATTATTAGGGCTGACACCCTCAATCTCAGAGGTTTTCTCTCGAACCATATCTTCGTATTCGTTACTATCAGGAGATAGGTCTATATCCCTATAAATCCCTGCAACCTGTAACTTACGAATAGAGTTCTCCGACATCCTAAGAACATGTGTAATGCGACTGCTAGTTGCTAAATCTGTGCAAGAGTATGGGACAACCAAGTCTTGCGCCTGCACAAAACGCGACACGCCTCGCCCTAAAGCAGGGTCGTAATACACTTTCTTAAACGCTGAACCTGACAAAGGCAGATAGAAAAGCAGTTGATCAAGATCAGGATCGAACTCTTCCATGACCTCTGTGATCATATAGTTCATGTAATTCTTAACACGAGAAGCCTGCGCTTCTGTTTCTGTGTTAGATACACCGATGACCTGTGTTCTAACTGGACCACCAGCAGGCAATAACTCTTTGTACGCCTGCGCTTGGAACTGTGTAACAGATTCTGAAATTAAAGGATGGGTAACACCTGAAGCTCCCTGAAAAGGCTCTGCCCGTTCTTCTTGACGTATACCTAGAAGATCAAGACCTCTGGTATACGCTTCTTCCCACTCTGATCGTGAACTAAGGTCTTCTTCATACATTGATGTTAGTTGAGATGATATCTCTCCTAACTCTTGGTCTTCAATCAGTTCAGCTAAATTAGCGTCATGAGGAACTTCAGCTATAGCAACTTCTGTTTCGGTGACGGATTGAACAACCGCTCCCCCATCATCGTCCATAGTAACTTCAGCACCACCCTCAAAATCTGGAGCCTCCTCAACTTCAACGACTTCTCCAGGCACAGATTCTATGCCACTATCAATTAAAGATCCTATATTTGTCGCCATAATCTATACCTATCCGTAATAAATTCGCTGACGCGGTTCATACGTATCATCAGCCTCATCAGAGTCAAGAGTTAAAAACCCACCTCGCCTAAAACGAATTAAAGCCATGGTCATGCTATCACAAAAGTCATCATGTTCACCATGGGGAAAAGCTGCACACTCCTCAATTAGTTCATCCGCAAACTTTTTTTCTGGAGCCCACACCATACCTGATTCAAAAACAGGAGCAACCATATGCATCCTCGTAAATTTATCTCTACCTTTTGATGGAGTGTAGTTCATTACAGGTATGCCTGTCGATCTTAATTCGTCAGTAAGTGGTGTACCCGAAGCCTTGGCCTCAACAATAACCATATCAGGATCCCAATATTCGTACTCCTCATACGCTACCTGTTTAAGTTCTGGAAAATTCCAACGTCCCCGTCTGGCATCCATAAGAATAATGTTATCAGGACCGCCATCCTCTGGTTTAAAAACACCCCATGTGGTGATAGCAGAGTAGTCTGCTGTTTCTTTCTTACTAAATGCTGTGTCATAACTTTGTATGATATAGGAAACAGGTGGAATTTCTTCAGGTTCCCACGTTTGCCACCATTCTTTTTTAATAATCGCACCCTCTTCGGCAACAGGATGCTGTTGCCATTGTGCGTTCCACTTCGACACTGGCAACGAAGCTTTAACTTTTAACAGATCATCTTTGTTCCAAAACTCTGGCCACAACGGTTTGCCAGAAGGCATAATGGCTGGAAACTCTACGACTTCCCATTCATCCGCCATGACATCCTGACCTGATGCTTTTAATAACTTGCCTGTCAGGTCTGTAAGTCCCCATCGTGTCATAACAACAATAATCGCACCACCAGGCTGTAGTCGTTGTCGAGGACCAGACGTGTACCATTCAAATGCCTGATCAAGAGCATTGTCCGACATAGCATCCTGTTCTGAATGCGGATCGTCAATAATAAACAAGTCTGCACCACGACCTGTAACCGCCGCACCAACACCAGCGGCAAAGTATTCACCACCGTTTGACGTTCCCCAACGCCCCGCCGCCTTGTCGTCAGCCTTTAGCTCCGTGTCTGGAAATATATCAATATACTGATCAGAGTTAATTAAATCCCGCACCTTACGACCAAAGCGCACGGCGAGTTCTGTGTTGTGCGTTGCTTGGATAATCTTGAGTTTTGGATTACGTCCCAAGAACCATGCAGGCATAAGATAGCTAGCAAATTCTGATTTACTATGACGCGGCGGCATATTAACAATCAACCGTTTCAAATCACCCCGCGCCACTCGCTCTAACTTCTCTGCAATAAGCCTATGGTGATATCCCTCGATAAATCCGTCATAGACGTGATGCACAAAAGACATGAAATTATCTTGCGCTTTATCCCGTAAATCTATTCTTTTCTTAGCCTCAACAAGATTAAGAATTTCTTTCAGTGCTTCTTCTGGTAAAGTTTCAAGTTGCAAGGTTATTTCTTCTCTGTTTTAGGTTCTTCGGCAACGAATGTTTTTATCGTTGAATCCACAAGTTTAGGCATACATGAAGCTATATATGGCAAATTAACTAACCGCGCCATAATTCTACAATCCTCCATAGTTCGATACGGCACCTCACTTAACGTGTGGTTAAACGATGAAAGAACGACAAGCATAAACACCAGTTTCAATTGTTTGCGCTGTTAACTAAAACAGATTTCATGTATTAATCTCCTTAACAGGGATACAAGACGCTTCAGTTATAATCCCTTTGCTTCCAGGATAAACAAAATCAATAAGATCATGAAGAGCCCCATAGTGATTAGTAGCATGTTCAAAGCATTCCTGCATCTCGTCAAAAAACAAAGGTTTTCCGTTCAATGTCCCAACTTTAATGGCATTAGTAGAACCTGGAGGCACTGGAGTAGTAAACAAAAAAGTAATAACAAGAAAAAATTTCATACGTTCCCCTCCGTTATAATCAGATAAAGCATAAAACCAATAAAGGAGAACACTCCTGCTATAAATAAAACAATCAAGCCTGCTATGATTATATCTCGTTTTTTCTTTTGTTTTTTCGCAACGTCATCTCGTTCCTTCTTTGCCTGAAGTCGATACTCCCTTTCAAGTTGAATAAACTGATCCCAAGATCCAGGACGACCATATAACTGCAAAAACTCTCGCAGCTCATCCCTCTGTCTTTGAATAGTTTGCATATGTACAAGTGTTTCAACAGCCCTCTCACTTGCACTGCTGCCAAGACGAGATGTTTTCTGAGAGTGCTCTTTCTGCACAGCAGAGCATCCCGCCACCCATTTACTCAAAGCAGAAGCGCAATCCGTGACTTCACGTCCGTTTTGGATCGCTTGCTTGATAACGCCAAAAGCGGCATTAGCCATTTTAATGCCAGCAATAGCCCCGCTAATTGTTAAAGGGTCCATGGTTCACACCCCTTAGGTGAAGAGTCTCCGATTCAGTATCGCCAACTGTCGCTGAAGGTCAGCTATACCACCTGGTCTTGTATACTCCAAGTTTCTGGTAAAAGGAACAACCTGACCAAACTGAGTAGAAGGTGTAAATGGTGTCGATGCGGCAAAAGGCAAGATCTCAAAAGGACGCGGTGTTATTTCTTCAACCGGATCTGTTGGCGTTTTTTCTTCCTCCGGCTTTACAACAACAGGGGTCTGTTCACTTCCTTGCTCCTCTATCAAACCTCCCAATAGATCGACATCTTCTGCAAGCAGATTGTCTGGAGAGACTACCCCTCTCATAGCTATTGGATCAGAAATACCACTTGCACTTGCAAATGATCTTGCTGATGGTTCGGCACCTGAACCAACAGCCGCTTCTGCAGTAGTAGCATCTGGTGAGTATCTATCTATTCCAACCGCAGCTATTGGATCAGGATCACCACTTGCCATTCCAAATGATCTTGCTGACATTAGATCTTGTTCTCTCGCCATTTCGTTCACTAGATCTTGTTGATCTTTCGGATCTATCTGTATCTGTCCCGCTACATCAATCTCTTCTATTGGATTGAAGAAACCCGCTTTGTTAGGGTCAAAGTCGTCCCTGTTTCTAGCATCTGCCTGTGTCACAGTTGCAAGGCCAAGATCAAGATCATCTGCCTGACCCATAACGGCAGGACCGGCACCTTGACCTCTATCGAAAGTGCCTTGCCTCTCGTTCAAAACCGCCTGCGTTGCTGTCGTGGCTAGATCCTTTGGTGCTAAATCCAAACCAAGATCAAAAAGATCTGGGTTTAAAGCCGACATCGCCAGTCCTGTGGGAGTTGCTATACTTCCCAGGGTTGAAAGTCCTTGAGCCGCTTGACTTCCCGCAACAGCCGCTACATCAGTAAGAGTGCCTGTCGGACCAGGCGTGTAGCTAAACTGACCTTGTGCATCTACACTGACATTTACATCACGGCCTTGAGCTTTAGCGTTATCTTGAATCGCTTTGGCTATTTTTTGATCTGCTTTTTGGATGTCGTCTTCTTTTCTATCGAAGTAACTCTCTTGTTTAGGTCCGAACTCTAGTCCAAAACCGTCCTCATCCTTGAAACCCGCTAGGTCGTTGTAACCAATGCTGACTTCACCTACCTCATTTAACTGATCAATCGCTTCATCCACAGCGGCTGTGTCAAACCCGCTCAAATCAGCCACGTTACCCGAAACACTAGCGGTGGCTATATCCATAGCGGCTTGTGCTGCGTCACGACTTGAATAACTGTCCAAATCTCCAACAGCACTAGAAGCGTCTGCCGCTTTCTCACCGGTTACGCTAGGTGCGTCCGTGCTGAGAGCATCATCGTCAATAGCATCAGCGGCGGCGGCAGCCGCTTGATTAGACTCAGGATCATCAGCAGTTCTGCCTTGTAGATCCGTGTTATGGTTGAAATCACCTTCTCTCTCTACATCATCAACAGCATCATCACCAGCATCACCGTCACCATTAAAACACCAACGGCCAAGACGTGCTTCCATCGCTGTCATGCCAAACTGCTCATGCAACGGTGTCGGAGAATCCGTCCACATAGGACGATCCCAAGGATGTATTGAAATGTTACGCATGCTTCAACCTCTTAAACGATCTGCGGTGACCACCCTTCGCACCACGGCGAAAATACGCAATGTCATGATCAGAGAACTCATCCGCCAATTCCTTATACAACTCACGTGCTATACTATACGCATCTCCAAAAGGTGCAATAAAATCTACCACCCATAATGAACCACGGTTCGAGAACCAATCTTCAGGTTGCAACTTCCTCGTACCAGCCATATACCCATCCTCTACCGCACTCTCCATCAGCATACAACTGTAAAGGCAACGAGGAGAACTGTCACGATAAATAATTCTGGCACGGCCAGCCTTAAAAGCAGGAACCGTTAACCGATAAAAATGATCTATGCGTATCGAACAATGAACCGAAGACTGTGTCCAAAGATACACCGCATCTGCAATGAATTTATCCATAAATAAATTTTAGCGGCTTGGGACTCCTAAGGCAAGTTGTAAGTAACATGGGGGTGGGGGGTCTTGGAGCAGGGACCATGGAACGGAAATACATGGAAATAAATTTACGAAACTAACATATATAGAGTGTTATAGGTCGCAATGACCCCTGAATTAGGCCCCTCCCCCATGCCGCGCCGCGCTCACATAAAAAGAAAAATGGCCAAGTAACCCCTAGTCGACTCCAACCTGTGGATAACTTTTAAAAATAATAATATATTTTGTGTTTTATTGTGTTTTGTTGTGTTGTGTTGGTTGACATTGTATAAAGTTGCATGGTAAGACATGTATGTCTTAAACGACACAACAAACAGAAAGGCGAAAAACAATGGCATATCAATTAAAAACGGATCACATCAAGAACAGTAAGATAAAAGAAGCAGTTGAAGATATACACCTAGAATTTCAAAAACTGAGAACACCCCTAAAAAATAGGTATTGGGATCTGCATCAGCAGATTGAAATCCTTAAGGCCTATAGAGAGGGAATTAAGGAAGAACTACACGCTAGCGGCCAAGCGCATTATGAAGTACGGCGCGGAGATAAGTGGATCTCTTCTAAGGAACTGAGTCCTGTATTGCGAGAGATAGCGTTACGCTATGAAATGTTACAGGAAGACGTTGTAACCCGTTATCTCGTAGTGGACAAGTAACCAACCTTGGGGGGCATTGTGCCCCCCACAACTTGAAAGGTGAAACAATGAAAAATTTCGGAATATTATTCTTACTTGCATCTGGACTACTAAGCTTAGTCGTTGGGATGGAACGATTGTGGGGCATTGCCGCGCCAATCGACATGTTGCTAGTGATCATAGGAAATTGTGTGGTTGTGTACGTGTTGTGTGAAATTTTTGGGGAGGATAAAAAAAATGAGAGATAAAAATATTATAACATGTTCGGCAATACGCACTCGTTATCATGGCGCAACTAATTACACGGGTTCTAGAATAAGCGCAACGGATGGGAATAAAAGAATATTTTTCCCATATGATTACAGTAAAAACGTTAATGAAAACCATTGCGCCGCCGCACAAACTTTTTTCGATAAAGATGAAAGATTTAATATTGAAGTTAAGAAGGGAAGCGGGCTGTGTTTCAAAAATGATTATTATTGGACATGGGATATTTTAGGTGAAAAATAAAACTAACATTAATTAATTGTATATTGTGGTAGGGTATTGTATCCTACCACAATAATTTTTGGAAAGGCGAAATAATGAAAAACTACCAAATTGAAATCGGTTTAATATCAGCGGATTCACATCAGATCTTTATAGGTGATCCATGCCACGTTTTGAATCCTGATAACAAGGAACAGGCAGAAAAAACATGGGAAGAGATTTGCGACAACTACAACAAGGAATATTTTAACCTTGGTTTTAACGGTGCGTCCAATAGCAGCGGACTAGGTGTGAATGTCGCCACGGGCAGAAGCGGCGGGTTTCCTATTTACGCAGAGATAGATCCCGATAACAATGAGATTGTTAATATCACTATTAAGATCAGGAAATAAAACAATGTTTAAATTCTTACAGAGTCTTATCATCTGCGCCGCGCTTGTCTTATCGGCAAGCGTAGTCGCAGATACTTTACCTTTATTTATTGAGCTGTGTATTTTAGGCATTGCGGTTTTGGCAGCATACGCCGCTTACAAATTGGAGGATGTAAGATAAGAGAGCGGGCATTGCCCGCTCTTTTCTTTTCTGAAGCTGGTGCGCTCGAACTAGGAAACAAGGATTCTCTCTCTTATAAAAAAGAAGTAAAAGGCCGCAAGGCCGCAAGGATTTTCTCTCTTATAAAAAAAGAAGTAAAAGGCCGCAAGGCCGCAAGGCCACCAGCAAACCAACCAACCAATCCATGAATAAAATATATTGTTGCATTATGTTTCAAAACATAGTATTTTAATTATATTAAACAATGAAAGGCGAACTAATGAAAAACAAACTACTGTCCACAACCGCCATATACTTTTCAAAATTCTTTTCCGTTGATAGTGCCAAGGCAGCTAAAGGAAAATCTTTTGGCGCACTCAATGGGATTAACTACATGGCACCCGAAAAGCGCAACGGGTTAGGCGTTAACTTGTGCCTTGGATCTAGTGCGGGCTGTCGTGCTTTATGCCTCGGCCATTATAGTGGGCA